AACCAGTACGTTAATACTAAGAACTCGACTCTTCCGGTGCAGGTGGGCTTCGCCACTCCACCCGCGATCGATATCGGCAAGTACCGTTACGGCTACTTCCTAGGCACAACTTCTCAGTCCACGGCGTCTACCGGCTGGACGGTCGGCACCACATCACCTTCCGCTTACACACCGATCCTGGGTAAGCTCTTCAGAACTTCCACAGGCTACTTCTTCGAGAAAGCCTTCTCCTACCCAGAGGACATCTACATCGTCGGACTCTTCATCCCCGAGCGTCACCTTACGCTAAGCTCGGCCGGAGTGTTCTCGGAGTTTGTCCTGAGCAGTGGCAGCGGAGTTCTTGGCTCCTCAGCCTCCACCGACCAGACAAAGTGGAATCGCCTCCAGACCGACGGCGTGGCCACTTGGGAGGACATCCCCCGCCTTTCCGGAGTGCAGATTGCCCAGGACCTTAGCCTCACACCAATCGCCGATACCGGCAACGAGATCCTATCCTACTACGCCAACGCCGGTGGTTATCAGTTCGACCTCCAGGACTACTTTGCGTACAATAAGGAATACCTGTCGTTCCCTCTCACAGACGAGGTGGACATCATCAACCTCCAGGGTCATTACGACATTTCCGCCCAGGCCCTAGGCTCCGGGACTCCCGGCTCCGCTCCGTTCAAAGTCAACAACGCCCTGACCTGGGAGGAGCAGTGATTCCTCATGGCTCAGTACCGCATTAAAGCCCAGAAGACGGGTGTTAGGACTTACGAAAAAGAGTTACAGATGATCAGCTATCGGGGAAGCTCGCTCTTCTCCGACGAAGGCAACACGCTGATCTCTAAGAAGGACGTATACTACCCACCCGACTACCTTTCCAAGGGATCAGTGGCCGTGGTGGCCGATTCGGATTCATATCGGACAGATGGCCTTTCCACTCGCAACATCTACAGCAAGGGTCGCCCAGCGGCCCTTCCTGTTATCGAGCAGTTCGCCGAGCAGAGCGCTGTTAGCCGCTCGTTGCTTGGCATCGATCGAGGTGAGACTCAGCAGGGACTTTTCGACGACGTAAGCTCCTACGGCCTTGATAGAAAGGACTGGGTGGTTTACTCCAGTTGGACTGAGTGGAGACAAAGTGACTACTGGGACAGCAAAAACTCTCCCGCCGGACCACACATCGCTGTTAGAGACCGTGATTATTCCGAGGGATCGTCTATTGTACTCGACTCCTATCCAGCGCCCTACACAGATCCTGGTAACCCTCCTGTCTATAACAAAATAAGAGGAGTTGTGGACAATCCTGGACCCGGATGGGGACGGTACATCCAGTCCCTAGTTGCCATGTACATTGTCGAGTACATGGTAAACAACTTTTCTCAGGAGCAGAAAAACGCTTTCAGGTTGAACTTCCTTGAGAAGAAGTATCCTAAGACCCCCGACGGGAAATTCAACCGGCTCTACTGGGATCAGATCTGGCTGGATATCAATCAAGGTCGTTTTGAGTCTGCCGGAAATATTCCCATTATCCCCCAGGGCACATTGGTTAATTTTGCCCCAGCAACCGGCGAAGACACCATTAATCTGGTATCGCTGTTCAGCGCCAACCTTCCAGCCGAGGAGGCGAGCGTTAGCGTAAACTTCAATAAGTTCTTCTTTGCTACAACTCGGTATACCTGGAGGGAGCCCGATCAGGGCCACTACAGAATCGCCACAAACTCCAACCCCGACGTATGGTCGGAGTACTGGGGAATAGATTACGACTCGCTTCCCACAGATCTTAAGAACTGGGAGTTTCAGGTATACGCGTCTCAGAGCCAGGTTCCTCAGTACGTTATTGACTACAAGCTTCCCTACTTCCTGATCACGTCGCTCACTCCGGCTCAGTCGCTGATCTTCGGCCAGAGCTGGCCGCAGAGCTTCTCTGACGTAACCGTTCCGCAGATCTCCAACCCACTGGCCGATGGCAACCTTATTGGTGGTAGAGAGTCCAACTACGCGGTCATCACGCTAACCTCCATCAGAGCCTTTCGCTACCAGCCGGGTCGGATAAGCGGATTTACTTACGGTGTGCGAATCTCCGAGGAAGGGGCTGGCCCTGGCTCGCTTCTGGAGTGGGGCGTTGAAAACTACACCGACGGCTACTTCTTCAGACTACAGGACGGAACTGACTTCTCTGTCGTAAGAAGATCCACCGTGCCCCTGGGGCAGACCGACCTCTTTATTGAGGCCCAGTATCGGGAGCGCGAGGCCTACATCTCCCAGTTGACTGGAGTTGTTAAGTACAAGGACCTTCTCTCCGACTCCGAAGTGCTGCAGCTGGAGGAAGGGGTTCGCGCTGGCAGAGTCACTAAGGTCTACGAGACGGCGATCCAGCAGAACCAGATGAATGGTGATGGGCTCAACGGTCAGGGAGAGAGCGGTTATATCTTCAACCCCGACACGGTTACCATGTACAAGATCGAGTTCGGATGGTACGGTGCCATCGGAGCTAGGTTCTACATGTACATCCCTACCGGCAACGGTGGATCGAGATGGGTTACGGTGCACACTCTCGTTATCGAGAACCAGCTCGGTCAGCCCTGCCTTGAGGACCCATTCTTCTTCTTTAAGTACAGAGCGTACGTGGACAGCCCAAGCCGCATTCGCCTACCTCAATTCGTGGAGAAGTACGGAGCTTCGTACTACATCGACGGAGGAGATGAGGGTACGATAGCCCTTTCTAGTGGCAAGGCTACCAACCGCTCCATTCCAGCTATCTCGTCGGATTCGGTCGACGTTCCCATCTATGACTGGTCCAGCGTTCTCGGACTAAAACCCAAGCAGTACATTGTGAACACTGAGGGGAGCTCTTTTCCGAATAAGAAGGAGGTGTTTCCAGTGTCGATGTCAGTAACTTCTACCACTGACGTCGAGGTGAAGTTCGTCAATCAGTACGGATGCAGGGAGAACGCTTACACCTTCCAGGAAGGTTACACATGCGTCCTTCCGGAAGAGCAAAGGCTGAGGGGCGTGTTCAGCATCAACAGACTGCAGAAAAACGAGTCGACACTTGTGGCCCTTGGGCGGGATAAGGACTCCCCGGTGCCTACGCTAACCTACGTGGGACCCGACACGGCCTTCCCATCCGCCTCCGATAACCTCAGAAGTGGCGGGTCGTTTATTGGCTGGGGAGCGTATCGCAACTCTCTGATGGGATCGCACCTCGTCGGTGACAGAGTTTACGTAAGCTACGTTAATCCGACTCAGGAGCACTCGGGCTCCCCCAGCGGTATTAGTGGCCCGGAGATCATTCTCCAACGCGATATCGGTTCGGGATCGTATATCGGTCAGAGTAAGAATCGCCCATGGTCCAGCGCCGAGCTTCTATTCAGGTTTAATGAGAACGTCTCCTTGAAGCTGTCGCGATATCGCCGGGATACGACTCTGTTGTCGACAGTGGATATCACGACCGACGAGTTCTACCTGCTTTTCAATAGGATCACTCCGCAGTCAACTGACTCCTACTCGCTTACATGCGGTGTATCCAACGCCGACTTCGGCTGCGATGGCAATCACTTCGGCGAGATGCAGATCGGCATTGTCTGGCCCCAGGAAAATCCAGCCTCCTACACCTATCCCAACTCCATAGTCTCTAGGGGCAGAGTTGGTTCTAACTTTGGCATCATCAATCCCAAAGACGCTTCCGACAGAGCCGGCCTGAGCTCCGACAGTTTTGATGTCAGAATCCTTGAGGATTCCGGAAATTACTACGTAGTAGACAAAACGGTGCCTAACAGCTCCAGCTACCGCTACTACGAGGGCCTACCCATCAACCTCGATTCCGACGCGGTTAAGGACAATGTCCTCGCGGTTAATCAGTCCGCTTGGCTCAACGTCGGAGATGGCGGACTTGAACTCGGAGAAGGACTGTTCGATTCCGTGGGAATCATCGACGATCAGCTTCCAGGAGTTCCTGGGACTGAAGGTGGAAGCTGCCACGCTTTCTACGGCAAAGCCGGGGAGATTAAGGAGCTGTCCACTTTCACCGCTGTTGGAGTTGATGGAGCCTTAGCGGCCGGGGTTTACTACCTCTCAAAAACGTCCCCATGGCCCCAGGATCTCTGGGCGGCCTCCAACACGATTTTTGTGGAGAGGGACTCCGACGGCGCGAGCATCACAGTAAGAACTACCGCCGGCACCGCCCAGCAGTCCTACACCCCCGCCGGAACCAGCGTTCGCCTCTTCCTTCTCCCAGTTGTTGTTATCAGTGGTTCGGCTTTTAGCAACGATACGCAGATAACCGCCAAGTACCGAGCGATCGCCCTCTACATCCCCGACCTACTTCGCCCTGACGCCCGTCTTCTAACCCAGAAAATCGTCGGCCAGAACCTCTTCCCGATCAGATTCTTTGTGAGGATGAGGGAGGGAGCGAAGATCGGAGGCATGACCGTGGGCCAGGTTACTCCCAACGGCGTGATCCAGACCCCGTTCACTCCGCACGGGTGCACGCTAAGCGTTAACAACACAAACGGACAGCCCGACCTTCACGACGGGGGGTCCTCGGACGACACCAACTCCGCGAAGAAGTCCATGATCGCCTACAGCCACCCCGGAACTCTAACTCCGGCGGAGTACTCCTACTACGATGTAAGTGGGTCCACAGGCCTCGATCGCAGGAAGAAGTGCCCTAGCTTCATCAGCAATAACATCCTCTCTGGCGCCGGGTTCTCCGGAGTCGGGGATTATCCGATCCGCTGGTTGGAGTTTAAAGAATCAGGAGATCCTATAGCGTCGTTCTTTGTGTCAGCAAATAAGCCGACGGAAATTGACCTCTCCGATATCTTCAATATCAACACCGAGTCCGTGGGACCCAGCTTCTGGAGTAATAAAGCGCTCTTTATGATCGCCAGGAACCTATCCGCGGGAGTCAATGGAACAATGTCCGTAACGCTCAACTATAAGGAACAGTAATGGCAGAATTTTTCAAATTCCTTCAGCAGAATCGTCCTGATATCGGTCTGGTCGATAGATTTGACTTGAGCGAGATCTACGATTCCGACGAGCGTTTAGCACTAACCAATCTCCTTCTCAATCCGGACGGCCTGGATCAGATCTACGGCCTCTCCAGAGGTGGGCTTACCAAGGAGGACGTTAGAACGATGGGAGGCCTAGAGCGTCCTGTCATCCACTCCCTAGGCATCTCCGAGTGGACTCTGTCTAATGTTAGTTACTCCCTGAGCCAGCAGATCACAACTGATAAGGCTATCGGCGAACCCGGGAAGCATTCCTTCTCCGTCAATGACCTTTCCGATAATACGATCGTATTTCAGGGTGGGCTGGCCGCTAAGAAGATCGAATATAACTTTTTGGATGAGAACGGCGAGGTAAGAACCACAACCGTACCGACCTCAAGAGAGAGTCTGTTTAACTCGTCGAAGAACGCTTCGGGAGAGTACACCTCAGCGTCGTATCCCAGCCTCTTCAGAATCAGAAGACGCTCGCACCTCCACGAGCTACGCCTCGCTCCGAAATTGCTCATCGAGAAGGGGTCTATCATCGAGTCACCTACCGACACGCTCAAGATCCCCACATACATGAGAACTACGGCAAATAGCTCGCCGTCAGTCGTCAATCTGGAATGCTATGCCACCAAAAACTCTCCACTGATACTTCCGGTGAGGATTTATGGCTCCGCTTCCCTGTCTTTCTCAAGACTCAACGCCAACTCCAGCTCCCCGGCGTTTGTGTACGGGTGGGAGATCAAGAGGCGGTCGGATCTGCAGACAGCGCGGACTGCAACTGTGTCGTCCTCCGGAGCTGTGAACACGGTCAATCTGAGTATCAACGTCTCCGGAACCATCTGCAATGGAGTGGATAGTCTTCTGTATATCTATCTCGACCCGACTGTTGTCACTAGCGCCAGCTTAACTGGCCTGGGGTTAACAGAGCAGGCCGGAAAGGATATCGGACTGATCGGATTCAATTCGCTGCAGGAGCTGGATATATCCAATAACAACCTATCCACTCTGCCAGTGTGGCTTAAGACTCTGCACGGAACGCTTAAAAAGCTAAATATCAGAAACAATGCTTTCTGGAACAATGGGATCGTCTCCTACTTTGACTGGCAGGAACCACCTACCGGGATTACTGGAGCAAGCAGTGGAGATGGAAGGCCTGTTGTGACTCTTGCTCAAGTCCTGGGGTACAGTGGCTGGACCAACTCCGGTCCTATCACAGCTTACGACGGAACTTACGCTACTGCTCAGGATGCGCTCGGCCGATTGTACAGAAATCTCAGAAATATCGCGATCAATGGAGGTACTTCTCCGACGGTAGATATTGCCAACGGCTTCAGGCCTTTTACCCAGCTTGAGGAGCTGAATCTAGGCCCCACAGTGAGATTGGCTAATCCGGACTTCAGCGCTCTGTTTCCTAACCTTAAAACGCTTGTTTTGGACGCTTCTGGAAATAATTTTCCACGAACTCTCTTCGGATTGATTCCAAAAATGCGCAATAACGGCGCTTTGATGTCTGTGGCTCTTGGTGGTCATACGGGAAACGTTGGCGGATCCATCAGGTATCTCGGCGGTACTACGACATGGAATTCTGCTGATTCCTCTGGAACAAAACAGCAGTTTATCGGTCAGTTTAAATTCTCGGCGTTCGACATCAACAATGACGGAGGTGGTGGGTGGTTTGGTGGCATCTGCACCACGAACGCTGAGGTAGGAGTTAGCCTTCCCTCAACCACCGTCGATGGGCTTCCCAAGTATAGTTTTGTTGCTACTGGCACAGCCGCTGACGCCTGGAGCGGTTGGTTGGCTGAGACCCAGTACCTTGGCGTGTACAATAGAGATATCGCTCTCAGGATCGCTTCCGGAAACAATCTGACTTGGAATAAACTTGGTAACGTAAACTGCACCTATTGTGGGGTCTGGGAGACATCGAATAAAGTTCGCTATAATGCGTCCGTCGGAGCCGGCACACTGGCCTCTAATGATATTCTTCAGGCTCCCCAGCTTGGAGCCATTGACGCTTGGCATGCCGGGTGGTACGGAAAACTATTCTCTATTGCAAACGCTCCTAACCTGTCTTATGCCATGTTTGGAGCGAATAACTGGGAGGGCTACGTAACCTCCGACGGCAGACAGTATATCCTTCCGTCCAACTTTGCCGCGGAAGCCACGGCCACCTCGTACAGTAATCTAAACGCGATCTATCTGCACAATATATTCAACGGCTCAAATAGAAACCTGGAGTTCAAGCAGGACGACCTTAAAAACCTTCCTAGGATCTCCACCTTCTACATTGGCGACTCCTACTTTGTTGGCAAGTTCCCAACAATCTACACCGCCCAGAACACCAATGGCGTGAACTTCAACACCTGGTTCCACAACTGCCGCTTCAGAGACCTATCAGCCCTCGGCTCCACTCAGACGAGCAGGGTATCCAGCATCTACGGTCCGTCGAACGGAACCGGAGTGGGTGGATCACTTCTCCCGAACTTTAGCACGACGTCCAGCAACGGAACTCTGAGCTACGTGAACCTCGACGGCACTCTCTCGTCAAGGTACCCAGGCAACTGGACGGTAGTCGCCGACAGAGGGAAGCTGATCGCCCCGCTCATCTCGGGAAGCATCGAGGAGACGACTCCGTCGGTGTCGTGGACTTCCAGAAACAACGATAACACCTCCAACGCTGTATCCGAAAAACTCTACCAGAGCAATGCCGGAGGCTTCCAGATCGATTCCCAGGTCATGGTCGGAGATATCGTCTTCAGTGGCTCGACGGAGATCGGAAGAGTGACTCAGATCGACAGAGGAAACCAGTTCATCTTCCTGGACACCGAGGTCTCTCTAAGTTCCGCGACTCTCAAATTCCGCAGAGCCGGACAGAACATCAGCCAGTTCTTCAACAACCACTCCGTGATCGATCAGATCTACCTGCAGACCGTCCGTGCCACCGGATCGGTACCTCTATTCACGAATTGTAGGAACCTGAGATACGTCTACTTGAATAACAACCTTCTCACAACGTACCAGTCGGGTACCCTCAAGAACATAACTGGTATGTCAGCCGGCGCTAATTCTACCCCCGGGCTGAGGAGGTTCTTCCTAGAGAACAATGCTCTCACCAAGCAGTCTATCAAAAACATCATCAACGATGCGCATGATATCGCGGTGTACTTCCGCTCGAGGAATATAAGCCCTAGCTTTGTGGTAGGACTTTACGCCACTAAGTACGACTCGGCAAACAAGGAGTACCAGAACTGGACAAGAGCCGAGATTTTCGACCAGTCCTCCACAACCGTCAACGCCGCCGGCGAAACGGTCACGATTCCGGATCCGCTGGAGACTAAGTTTAACCAGCTTGGCACCGGCAATACTTATTCCGGCATAATCATCCAACTATTCTAATTACCAGGAGCGCTCTAGAAAATGGCAATCGGTCTAACTAGGTCTAAGAATCTATCCGAATCTAACCTCAACCTCAAAACGGCTTTACAGAAGCTGTACGCTCCCGGTATCGAGGATGACATAGAACTCTACTCCCTCTCATCCTCCGTAGAATCGATCTGCTTCTCCGGCTTAGCAAACAACGAAGATTCGCAGATCTTCAGGCTTACGACCGAGAGGCTGAGCACTCTTACCGGAGATGTCGTTAAGCGTACCAAATTCAGCACAAGATACTTCACCTTCACCGACGAGAACCAGATCTTCTTCACGGAGTACAATGCCGGAGTGGGAAACGACACCGACGCCGAAGAACCGCGCTTCTCCAGATCGGGTTCTGTTCCCGATGTACGGCTCGTATCTGGAGGTGGCGGATTCTACTTCCTCGACTCCCAGAATCAGATCGCTAACCTGGAGAATTTTAGTGCGGCATGGACTGCAAGTGCCAGTTCTACAATCACCGTAACACTTAATTCCCACGGATTCGCTGTTGGCCAGGGCCTAAGAGTCCGCTTCAATAACTCCGGAGGAGGTACTAATGCTACGTACGGTGAGTACGTGGTGCTTAGCATCACCACCAATACTTTTACGATCTCCAACATCGGAGGAGTTATAACCGGGTCTGGAAACGCCCTAGTCTCCAGTTCCGACGTCAGGTTATCCAACGTCCAGCTTCGTGGTAAGACTAGTGGAGGCACCTCACTTCGCGCCAACGTAACCTTCGGTAAGCAGAGTTTTGACTACCTGCCCGGCGTTGCCGCTACATACTCCAATACGGAATTTGGATTGGAGCTGGGCAACAGCGCGGCTATAACGGTTACCCTGGCCAATCATGGCCTGTCGATGGGCGACAGCGTTTACATCCGGATTAAGTCCGGCACGGTGCAAAGTGGATTTGTCGGATCGGTAACAACAACCGGAGCTAATACTTTTAACGTCGTACTTCCCGCCTCATCCGCCAACACCAACCAGAATTGCGAAGTGTGCTATCTTGACGAGCTGACCAGGTTCTCTCCCAGCAACGGCTCCAGGTACTTTGTAAAGTCCATCGCCATAACAAACCCAGGCGACAACTACGTCATTCCCGAAGAACTCGAGGTGGTGGAAGGTACATTTAACGACAGCAATACCGGCCGGGTGATTAAGGTACGTAAGCAACGGGGCGTGTTCTTCGAAGGCATGCCCGAAATCATCAGGACAAAAGTCTTCACCTACACCGTCAAGAACGCCACGAACGAGGGGTTCTTTCTCTACGACGAGGAGAAGGAGAAGTACGTTTTTCTGGATAAGAATACGCCAGCGGACGGTCTAACTTCCCTGCAGGGAATCCAGCTTCGCAGATTCGATGGCGTTACTGTGAACAACATTCTGCAGTTTAAGTTTGCTCAGTCCCCCATTTACCTGCGCAACTACACCGGTGAAGTGTTTGCCATGGGTAGTTCTATATCCGGAGCAATTAACAATATAAGCAATGCCGCTTCTGAGCTGAAATTCAGCTCCAGACTCGCCATCCAGAACACCAAGAGACCGACACCGGCGACTTCAGAGGAGAACATCCTAGGCTACACCTATAACTCCTTTGCTGGCCGGGACGTTGTGATGTGGCAGAGAGTGGTTCTTAGGGACCAGGATTATGTTATCGATCCCTCTGATACCACTCTGGGATCAGGAGCGATTACGGGTGATAGACTCAGAACGTCTGTTTCTGAGTTTGTTATGGGACCGCTCGTTTCGTGGTCTTCTACTACTGCTGGCATCGCCACCATCTCGCTTAGCGGGCATTCGGTGCAGACTGGAGATACTGTACAAGTATCGAATATCTCAGTTACGACTGGAACCGGATTTTCTGAAGGATCCTACACCGCAACGTACATCAACGCTTCTTCTTTCTCTATCCAGGTAAGTTCCACAACTGCTAGCACAGGAATCCTCAACCTGATAATTCCCGATCCCAACTTCCAGATCCGGGTACCCGGCCTGTTTATCAAGGTGGGCAGCGTGTACCGCAGAGCCTTCTCAACGGTTGATAAGCCCTTTTTCCAGCAGATCGTCGATTCAGTCGGAGCAAGCGCATTTGCCAATCCGACCATCAGCGGAAGCGGCGCGAGCTTTGTGGGTCAGAGCTTTGGCGCACTGTCAGCCGAAGGCACCCTCACATCAACCAATCCGGCCACCACAAACTGGTACTCGTACAGCACGACGATCTCAGAGCTGGCGCAGAGAATCCATACCAACGGCAGAGATGGCGCCTTCTACTTTCATAAGCAGAGTGCTCCTGCGGTGAGCAACATCACGGTGACAAAGAACGGCGTGGACGCTACGATCTACGCCGCCCCGATGTTCACGTTAGCCTCTTAAGTCCAGGAGGGGTTGTTGGCTGAGAGAACACTCAGCTGATTGCCCCCACTTTGCCTTTTGATAAATAGGTAGTACTTGTCCTTGACGGGTTTGTTATTGGAGTGCAGGCGAGCGTCGTTGTAGATATTCGCATTTACTGCCGTTGAGGAGTTTGTAGGCAGGCCAACATTAAGTTCCACCTCCAGCTTATGGGTGTACTCCGAACCTGTAAACACGGGCTTTTGAGCGGTTGTCAGAGATGTCAGAAGATTCGTTCTCTCCGACGCCGAGAAGTCGAACATCAACTTGTCAGTTACGTACAGGTACCTCTGGGCCAAGTCGGAGGGATTACCGATTCTCCCGCCCCACCACACGTCGAAGTTTCCCTCCGTAGCCGCGTACAGCGATGAGTCGGTTCTAGCAAGGCCCTGAAGCTCGATGTTCTGTATCGAGTAGGGAGGATAGCATAGGCCGCCGAGGCCCGGGTCGGACGCCCCTGTCGTATTATCGTAGCCGAACGGAACAACGATATCGGCCGGTGGAGCGGGAAGCTCTGTATCGGATGTGAATGGCTGGGCCTGAGTCGGGGATGTGGAAGCTTTTACGTACAGCGTCTCGCCGAAGCTAAGCCCGGCGCCGCTGTCTGCTCTGAGGAACTGGTACGCTGAGTTAAAAACGTAGCGAATCTGAACAAGTCGGTCGGATATATTTCCCCCGCTCGGAGTGGGAATAACGCTAGTCCTGGATACCTTACCACCGGAGGAGTTAACAATGTTCGAAGGTAGTACGCCTCCGAGCTGGAAGTGATTGTACCAGACATCACACCCGGTATACTGCCCTGCCGTTTTCGACGGGGAGAAAGTAACCACGCCGGTGGAAGCGTTGTACGAAGTCACCCTTCGCACTGTAGCATCACCGGGGAAGTAGATCTCCGAACCTATGTACTGGTTGTTGTTGGAATTTGATGAGTCCGGAACAAACACACCCGAGGCGGATGTGATTGTAGTTCCGCCGGAGTTCACCGTTAGAGTCACGCCCTGGAATGAGGTACGCTGAGCTCCGATCAGTCCGTAGAAGCTGTAGTCCGTGGAGCCTTTAGTAAAGGCCACGAGGAACATGGATTTGGACGCGTGGTTCCTTGTCGTTGCCCCCATCACCAGTTGGGCGATAATGCCGGTGCTGTCGTAGGTGAAAGCGGAACCGTTCCAAGTTCCGGTGCTCAGACGTCCCACTCCGTCAACCTCCTCGTAGAGTACGCGCGAGGTGGACGCAAAGTTGGCGTCGGAGGGAAGCTTGTTAAGCTGCACCGAGGAGATATTCTGCCTTGTGGACGAAGAAAAAGTTTTCTTATTATCCATCATGTGAAGCATTTTCCCGTAAGTCGTCAATGACGCCGTGTCTATGACACCCAGGTCGTTGGATGGATACGCGTTAATTGTTACGTTCCCACCGAATCCCGCAGCGTTCTCCACCACCTCGATGAAGGTATAATTCTGTCCCTTCTTACGAACCTCACCAGCCACCAGATTCTTACCGGAGTAAGGGGCGGTGGTGCCAATCTCCGACACCGTTCCCTTCTTCTGCCGTCCGATCATCAGGAGCTTGGAATGGTTATAGTCGTAGTCTCTCTGAGTGTTGGATGTGGTGAGAGAGTTAGGAACCATACCATCGTACCGCGACGACGTGTACGTATTTAGGGTAGGAAGGCTTCCGTACGTAGCCTTGTACAGATCCAGGTTCTCCTCGAACGGAATCTTCGCCGGATTTGGCTCCGCGTAGTTGCTTCCCACGTTCTCGAGTAGGTCGTACACGTTCCGGTACCGGTCCGTAGGCGACGGGTTGAATAGGTACTTCTGCCACATCGAGGTGACGTAGCGAGTCGTGGATGAACCCGGGACCACGTTAAATGGCCTGTTTCTCGCAACGACCCAAATAGTCTGACCGTTGGTGGGGTTGAGGCCGGAGATGCTAAAGGTCGTGTACGTGACTCCGCTCACCGGGGTGCCCTTAGCGCCGATGATCACAGTTGCCGGAACGGTGTACCCAGTCAAAGCTGACGGTTTTGCTGAACCGATCGGAGTGTATGCGACAACCTCGAAGTTCTGATTGTAGTTCGCAAAATTCGCCTCTCCAGCGGCGCTACCGCCCGCCGAGGTATCAACGGACCAAGCGCTCTGCGCCGAACTCCACGTTAGCTTGAGCTGGGAGGAGTAGTCGTTCCACTTGGCCAGATCCGCTGTAGATAGATTGGTATCCAGCATCTGGATGAAGAATGCTGCGGGGCCCAAAGGCTGCTTTGTTGCGATATTTGTCTGCGTGGGGTCAGTAGAGGGCTGGCCATACCAGAAACGGATCACTACGGGAACGTAGTCCCCATTAAAGGTGTTGATGGTATTCCCCTCCCTATCGAGGTAGGTGTCGGCGAGATCTAAGGCCCCGCCATTGGCTAACGAACGCTGGGAAGCCAGGGTTCCTGTACCGGTGCCCAGCGGGGTCGTAGGCCCACCCTGAACGTAGTACAGGCGGCCGCCCAAAGCGTTGGGTGAGGCGCTTTCTTTGGATAATTGGGTGTAGTGGGTTGCGGCATCCGCGGTGTTAAGCGCGGTTCTCCAGACTCCCTCAATGGCGCCCGTTGTCGAGTTATATCCTGTCTTTTCAAAGTAGTCAATGCGAAGGTGCCCGTTTACCTGCGCCGCCCACCTCATCATTGTAGAGCCTGGCGTAAAGTCCCCCCTCCTGAACCAGGCGTCAAATCTTAGTCCCCAGTTATACCGAGTGTTGATCCCGCGAGGCGCGAGCTGATCGAATCTCATGTTCCCGTCCCGAACAATAGGGAACTTGGGGTTAGTTAGAGCCGACTGAGTCTGTCCTCCGTACTCGGAGACGTCGTTCATGTAGTGGTCGTACTCACCGCTCCACCAGTACTCGACTTCGGACTCGGGTACGAACACGCCGTTCTCGATGTAGCCTATACGGTGGGTGTTGGAGATCTGCGTTGAGGTAGTGGGGACGAAGTCCGCGGAGTTCTCCACGGTGGAGGTGATCGCCTCGGTGAAGAACGGAGGTAAGTTGGTATGCGAGTACTTATTCGAGGAGCCGACTGGTTGGGTTTCCGGAACGTAGTACTTGTAGAGGACGGTGCCCTGGCCCTGGTAGTTTGTTCCGCGCCCGGCGAATCTTTCGGATTGCGCGATGCGATCCGCGATACGCTGACGCGGATTGACGAGGGGCGCTGATACTCCCTGGCTGTCTTCGGCGTTGATGGAGGAGCCCTCTAGGATCTCGAAGTCCTCTTTCTTCAGGTCGAATCTAACAACACCGTCGAGGATCTGCAGGTCGGACGGACCGAACTGCCCAAGAGTGGCGGCCTCGGCCGGATCCTGGATGTCCCTTAGAACCTCGGCCAGTGCCTTGTCATTAGACTCTAGGTCGCTGAGAGCTTCGTCGCGCTTGAGACCAAAGTACTTGACTTCGGTCCCGGCGCTGTCTCTCTGGGAGAAAGGAATCGGTTGGGTTCTGGAGGTTCTCAGTCTTCCGCCGCTTTTTGACTTGGGCATCTTCTCAGGGCACTACGTATAGTATACTTTAAACCCTCTCGTTACTTTGAGGAGGTATACAGATCGGCGTACGCTCTGATGACGGACTGAACAAATTCCGAGCGGACAATGTCATCAAACCCGAACTCAACATGCCCCACATCCGGGAGGAAGCGAAGGCGATTGAGAGCGTCGGATAGGCCATCTCCACCGAACCGGTTGGCCAGGTCGCGCTGGACTACGTCTCCCAGTACCGCCACGCTCGATCCGTCCCCGAGGCGGGTGAGAATCGTCATGACGCTATGCGTGGTGGCGTTCTGCATCTCGTCGGCGATGATCATGCAGCGGTGCAGCGAACGTCCTCTGAGGTGCTCGATGGGGAGAAACTCGATGTGCTTCTTCGAGAGGAGGTACTCGGCCTTGCCCTTAGGCATGAACACCTCCAACGAGTCGCGGATCGGGCTGATATGGGGCGCAATCTTCTCGTCGAGGTTGCCTGGCAGGAAGCCTAGGCCCTGCTCGCCTGGGACATTGACAACCGGTTTCACGTAGTAGATCTTGTCGATCTCACGTTTCTGTAACTTTTCGCAGGCAATGTACGTAGCAAGGAGGGTTTTAGCGGTGCCCGGGGGCCCTGAGAGAAGGGTTAGAGTTTTCGTGCGCAGGTATCTCATCGCGTCCACCTGGTTGGGATTGCGAGGCATAATAACACGATTTTCTTGGAACTTAGGCTGCGGAGCTGTGCTTTCCGACGAGAGCAGATTGTTATCCTCGAGCTGGCGCTGTTTCCGTGTTGATTTTCTGGCCATGAGATTTACATCTAGTGCAGGTGCGAAAAAAGACCCGGGAGTTACTAACTCCTCGGGCCTTCGGGTCACTCTAATCCATGCTTATGGGACATGTAGAAGTGTTTTCACATCCTGACAATCTTTAAACCACTCGGACCTTGAGCGCGCTTCCGGTCCTGTACATTCCACCAACTGGGACGGCGGGTGACGCGGCTGCCGCGGCGGCATCGTCGGTGAAGTTACGTAATCCTGTAAAATCGATCTGCGAGAAGGGAACTGGGTCCCTGCCGCCGAGCTTTCTCGCCACTCCGGTGCTGTCGACGTAGTACGCCTGGTCGAGTGCCTCATTGAGAAAGAGTTCGCCTCTGTAAACGAAGGAGGCATCCTCGTCGTGCTCAGTTTGAAGGTAGGCCAGGTTGTGTGTGGGATCGGCTGTGAATCTTACCCCCCAGCGGTGGTAAGGAGGTTGCGGAGTAGCGGGCATGTTCCTGCTCTGTACAAAATCGTATATCTCTACTTTAAACTTTAGTATTTTAGTACGTTAGTAAAAAGTAATAGTAAAAAAGTTACTATGCACTGGGCTACGGGCGTTTGCGCGCCAGCGCGCGCTCTTGACCACGAGCCAAAATCCATGATATAATACGACTACTATGATCTCACTTCCGATGTTCAAACCCGTTACAGTCGTTCTGCTAGGAGCTGATAGAGTCGGCAAATCCACCATCATCGAGAATACCCTCGAGCGATTCCGGCGTCGGGACATTGACGCCACCGCCTTGCACTTCTCCGGCCCCAAGCCCTGCCACTCCAGTCCCATCGGGCAGTACATCGGGCCCTTCGACTCCGTCTTGGAGACGATGCCGGAGTTCATCCTGTGCGATCGTGGGTTCTCTGAAGTCTGTTTCTACGACGAGTTTCGTAGGCGGATCTCTATCTCCCACGAGTGGGCCCAAGCCGCTGAGTCTTACTTCCTGGAGCGTAGTTCGGACGTGAAAGTGTTCCTTCTCGAGCGGGAGTGGGAATGGAGCCAGCCCCACCATCTCATCGAGGTACGAGAGGAGTACCCGGACGCCACGGCCTGGTGGATCAAGAATAAGATGAAGGCGCGTGAGGCCGAGCACTACGCCTACTACGATTACATGCATAACTACCTCAACCACTACTCCCTTCTCCCGCATACCGTCCTTCGCGACACCGACCGGGATTTCGATCTGCTCGATCGTCTTATCTCTGTTTAAAGATATATCGACTACACCCTCACGATAGAAGGGATCCGGAAGTATTACTCCACCATGGCTACTATTCTAAACCAAGGTCTATATCGCACACTCGGAATCCAATTCGAGTACAAGATCAAGCTTCAGGAATTTCTGGACGAGGCCCGTACAGACGCCCTCGTCTCATCCTACTCCAACGGATCGAACACAGCCGCCAACCGCCTCGCGCTCTACAACTCGTTTGTCAAGGCTGGGCCTACAATGGGCTTCGAGGCGAAGAAAGCCGCTTACGGCCTTCTCGAGTATATCTGCGAGGCCCTCAACGCCAACGCTGATGTCCCCGCCACTGACAAGACCGCGATCAACGACTTGCTCGTCAACGTTACCCGCTACGTGGGCATGGAAGGCGAGGAGGATTTTCACTTCATGGTCGCTACATTCAACCTAGCCGAAGTCATCTCCGCGATTATCGCCGAAGTTGTTCCCGCCCCTCAAGCCCCTGTTGGTGGCCTGGTAACCCTCACACTCGAGAAGCAGGGAAGCGGCTACACTACAAATGGTACCACGACCACTGGCACAGTGTCGATCAAGATCGAGTCGACCGAGACGACCAATCCCGCCGGTTACGCTTTCGGTGTGGCCACCGCCACCCTCACAGCGGGCAAGATCACCGCGATCGGATCCATCACCACAGCCGGTGGTGGGTTCAAGGTCGGTCAGGTTGTCGCTCTCAATGTCAACACCACCGTCTCCACCGGCGCTACTCAGAAGACCGCGGCTCTGGCCACGGTCGTTGCCGTCGCCTGATAAGAGCAAGATGTGTCGAGTCTGTATCGCTGCAGAGCACGTGTAGGTTATAGGCCTTACGGGTCGGAGCAGCTCATCGTCTTTGATGAGAGGCAGGTTCAGGAGTTGAGCGTAAAACTAAAGTGGCAACCCAATCTAGCTTTTGCTAGCGCGGACGCTTCAACACCTGCCACCGCGGCCACCAACGCTCTCTCACAGTCGACTTGCTCGGTAACCATCTCCGATCCGTACCTAACCGGGTTGGCATGGCCGGCCCTGTTTGACGCCGCACAGCTGTACACTCAGGCCAACGTGGCCGCGGCGAATAACATTCTCCTGCCACCCTGCGAGGAAGGCCAGGACCCGTACGTTGATAAGTGCTTCAAGTACGTAGACACCGCGGTGGAAGGCGAGGACTCCTCAGGACTCGGGATCAAGAACTTCCCGTTCCTCCTCGTGTCGTTGTGGTACGATGTGAAGGGAACGTCTTTCGGCACCGACTTCTACTTCCGCGTGAGTGGATTTTCGGTCTCCCACGGGACCAAGTACCCCAGCGTCACCATCCGCGGAGTGGAAGCAAGGTCCGTGATATTCAACCAGTCCCTCGTGAATATGACTCTCGACGAGGGAGTCGAGATCGAGCAGGCGCTCAAGAAGCTCGCCGAGAGCCTTGGCTACTCCGTGTCGTTCTGCGCCAACTCAAACTCTGAGCCGGAGAGAAAGAGAATACTCCCACGCACTGTGCGTTACACCGGTATAACCACCGGCGAAGCTATCAAAAAAGTTCTTGACTCCGTCAACGGCAATTCGCTCTCCCTGCCCATCCGCGAGTACGCCAATAAGATCTCGATGTGCACGCGCGGTGAGGTCAATCAGGGATGCTCTGTATTCTATCTCGGCAAAGGACTCTACGAGGGCTATGAGATCTCTGGCCAGCCGGAGCTAACCGCATTAGCTCTTAACGCCGAATTTTCCTCTAATATAAACAATAAAGACCCGTACGTCTCCGACGCTTTCAAAGCCAGCACCTACTTCATCAGCGATGTAACGCCTCAAAAGAGAAAGAAGGCAATGGAGAAGGTGAAGAAGATCGCCTTTCCAGGGCTATTCGAGAAGGTACCAAAGAACGTTAAAGGGGCCCCTACAGCCACCGGGTACGTGTGGCGCGATCAGCAGGCAGCTTCCGCCAACACCAAAGGCATCCAAGTCATCAACGAGGAGGCCACAAAAATAAGCAAGGATGGCCTGAATCTGTTCGGTGTTGCTCCCAACGGCACCACTTCCATCTCGTTTCTGAGCGGTGATGTACAGGAGGCAAGCCAGGCCGACGGTCGCATTCTCATCAAGACCAACTTCTCCCTGCATATCTGCGAGAAGGAGGGGAGTAAGAAGTGCTTCTACAGACCCATCCTCCAGGAGTCCACAGGTCTCACCACGGTGAAGGTGAAGGCTAAGGACAAAGTCGAGATCAATCAGGAGATCGGTACATCCACCTCCGAGAAGAAAGAGTTTGTCCGGTTCTATATTGTTGGGCACAGCGGCCAGGTAACGACCTTGAACCCTAAGATCGTATGGGACTGGGCGTTCCCCGAGACCGAGATACCACCCGCTCCTTCTCCCTCTGTTACCAGTAACGCTCCTACGACATCTCCGGTCGGTGCGGTGGTACCCGCAGCCCCGAAAGCGAATCTTAAGGACTGGAGCGCTAATAACACCCAGAAACCTAATAAGGTACTGATTACCCCCGGCCACGGAGACATCACCACAGGTCAGACCGGTGCCGCTGGGGAGAAGGCTCTGGTGAGGGAGGTAGCGCTTTGGATGCAGAGAAATGTATCCAAGTACGGTCTTCAGGGGTACGTAGAGTTTAACATACCATCTTCAACAACAAATATCTCAGACGTTAATAATCCCAACGCACTTTGGACTCAGGGTAAAAAAGTTGTTGATGCGGGTGGTAAAGCCATCGATCTGCACATGGACCAAGCGAGTGGAAGCTCCGGTGTCATACCTCCGTGCGGTAGGTACGCTAATAACATCGGAGTTCTAGATGACACTCTGGCCTCCTCATATGGAGCATTTGGTAAGAACCACTCCGGGTGTCTTGGTGCCGGTGATAGGGGAGTTACGATCGTAGAGTTGGGTAGGATGGACAGCGCCACGTTAACGGCGTCTAGGTCCTCTGACCCAGCCACGAGAGAGAAGTTGTATGCTCAATTAGGCGATCCGGTAATGCGGGCCATCGCCGCCGAAAAGGCTCGGACTGGAACTACTGCTGCTGGTGCTGCTTCTTCCGCGTCTGCGTCCGCGGCGTCTTCGATCAATGTTGGCAGAGTAGGATCTACCGGGGAGTCCAGTGGTCCCCACCTTCACGCCGAGTTTGGCCCATTTACTCAACCCGGAGGCCGGGGGCAACCTATTACCGCAGCCGATGTTGATCCGTATGTTCTTATCGCGGGCAAACCGGCCAGCGCTTGGGGCGTTTACTCACCCTACGGTCCTAGAACTGGGGGAATGCATTACGGTATAGACTTCTCCGGACCCGGACCCGGCGGCGAGAAGATAAACGGTCAGCCAGTCTTTGTTACTGGAGGGGCGACGATCGTGGAAACCAAAGAAAACTGGAGAGGATACGGGAACGCCGTAATCATAAAACGTCCCGATGGCAAGGAGATGATCCTCGCGCACCTACAGGATAAGTCTATTCCGCCAAACATCGCAGGTCTCTCTACCTCCTCCGGAGGGGGTAAGAATAACCCGACCATACAGGGCTCACCAACAACCTCCGGCCTTATGGTCGAGACGAGCTTCAAAGGAGTGCCCAGAGCCCTGCGTATCATCCCTGGCCGCACCATCCTCTCCTTCATCACCGACTACGATGCGTGGGTGGAAGAGGGCAGACCGGCCAGCAGAGATCCGGGCGTCTGGATTGCTAACCGCTTCAAGAACTGGTTCGTGAGTGAGTGCGAATACAGGTGGCGAGATGGAGATCTGAGAGTTCAGATCGAGGGAGTCACAGCCTGGGGAACAATAAAAACCACAGTACCTACCTTCCAAAATTACCTGAAGAGCATGCGGGAAAGCGGAGACGCCAAGATCTCGTCCAACTACTACGACTACATCCGGTCGATAGGCGGACTGAACTGGATAACCGAGAGTGGCAAGGACTCAACCGAGGAACGTTGCCCCGAGGCCCAAGCGCTCAGCACCTTCCTCAGCCAGGGCAGTGACTCCACGTCTCCAAGCGATACCTCCACGTCCTTTCCCCAGGCAAACTGCAAAACAGGGGACGGGACAAAGGATTCCGTGATCAACGCCCTCTATTCCGCGGGGTTTAACACTCCGAACGCGTTTGCGGGGGTGCTTGGCAACTTCCAGAAGGAGAGCGGGATAAACTTCAATGTGCATAACGGCGCGAGTCCAGGGGCTGGGTGCGGAAGCACGCCATCTAGAGTCCTGGGGACCGTTGGTTATGGTCTTGCTCAGTGGTGTGGAAGTAGAGCGGACGACCTAGCGAACAACTACAAGTGCGGCAGAAACTGCTCCCTCCAGCAGCAGCTCAGTTTTCTAGTCTCAGAGTTAAAAGGGTACGGCGGTATGATATCGCGAATGAACCAGGCTAAGAGCGCTGGAGACGCAGCGATTATTTTCAGAAGAGAGTTTGAACGACCTCAGGCGCTGGACGCGGCAAACAGAGCGGCTTTGGCCGAGCAGGTCGTAAAGCAGATAAAATGCGATAAACCGTCATGATCTATCGGGCCCTAGCCTCAGCCATCATGGGCTCGGTGCTCTCCAGCTCGAAGAAGCAGATCATGGAGACCGCCAAATCCCAGATCCTCCAGACTCAGATGGAGGGTGTGAGGAAAGCCATGCTCGCCCACGTTGCGGAAAAATACACCGAGGAGGTAGAGTATAACTTCTCGCAGTACATCAGGGCCCTGGGCGAGGCCAACGTCGAAGTGGAGTACAAAGGCCGTCCCGGCGAAGCGCTCGTTATGCGCGCAGAGAGCGCTATCAAGGAACTCGAGGGGTATCTGGAGGCCCAGAACCCCGACGGCGCAGTTATTCAATTCCTCAAGAGAAGGTACAAGGAGGAGGGCGTACGGATCATCACCGGAAGGCTCTACGGCGCCCACCTTGTAAACCGTAGGAGCCAGGGAGTCTACGAGGTGCTTAATACCATGGGCTACGCGGCGAGCGTGGATAGGAGAAAGCCCTGGTTGACTGGGGCGAAGACAACTCAGGGCTTGGAGAATATGCTGGCTGACGCGGCGTTGGAGATATTCAATGTGATGTTCGATGATGTCGATCTGAGCTCCGAAGTCGCCAACCTGAAGTTCACCGGTGTGGGTGATGAGATAGCCGAGAGATCCGGGGGTGGTGGTTTTGCTCCCGCCAGATCTGCTCCTAAGAGCAGCAAGAAGAAGAAGCGTAAACGCTAACCAAAGTACTTAGAGCCCTTCTCCAGATTGGCTTTGGCGCTGAGTACCTGGAGCTGCGCGTTCATCATATGGTAGTCGAACCATCTCTCGGCAAGATCGGTGTCCTTGAAGTAACACTTTGTTCCCCTGCAGTACACATCAACCCGCTCCAGATCTACCTTTTCGTCCCTGCACCACTCCTCTACAAGGTTTTTGAACGGATACTTGTGATCAATGTGAAACTCCGCAGCCTCGATAAAGTCACCTTTTACGGGACACCGCATCGGCTTCTTTTTGAGCTGGCGGAGAACGCTGGTTCTGAATGTTTTGATCTGAGGATCAATGATCTGCCTCATGGCCACAAGAGCGTCTTTCTTGTTCTGCTTGTACTCCGGAACCTCTACAGCGCGCGGGAATAACGTTCCTACCACCTGGCCCTTACCCAGCCACACCTCTCTCTTCGACCTGGAAGTGATCATAACGATCCCTTTCACAGGCCTGCCCTGGAACTTCTTATTGCGGATCTTGTAACGTACCGGACCACGATCCTTGATCGTCTTCCACTTGGGCACGAGATCGATCACAGCGTTAAGAAACACCTCGTCATCGCCTTTGACGAAGTAGTTACACTCCGTCGCCGAGGTTACTTCGCTCCACTTTTTCTCGAAACCGCTTTTGGTGTAGGTATGATCTTGGATGGATACGGAGTGTCGCATAGGATGAATTCTATAAGCTGCTCCGAGTAGCGTCTGATGTCTTCCGCGTTACGAAGGTGGGGGTTCTTACGAAGCAGGGTGGAGACGCTCCTCTTCTTCACGAGGTAGTCCGTGAGAAAAGTCTCGTCATCAGGCTCGAGGTCTGTGATCTTATGCAGTAGGTCCTTATGGGAGGTCATCAGATCACCCATTGTGAGCTCGGTTTCGTAGTCCGGCTCGATCACGTTGGAGTACTCCGTGATCTGCGAGAAGCTCATCGAGAAGGCCTGGCGTACAGCCCGGATCTTCTTCACCGAGACCTGCACTTTCTCCGCAATCTGGTCGTCGGTGATGTCAGGATTTTCTATTATGTACTTGCGGATCTTCAGGTAGAGATCGGAGTAGGAACGTGGGATCTTCACGAGGCGGGAGTTGTCGCGAAGATAGTTCAGCATGTGGAACTGCAAGCACCTATTCACCCATGTGGAGAAGTTGGCGCCCTTACTCTGGTCCCAGGAATCGTAGATACGCACAATGTACTCGAGCGCGGCGTCCCTAAGCTCTTCGTATGGCAACCCGGTAAAGCTGGAGATCTTCCTAGCCACCTGATTGGCCTTCCACATCTGCGAGATGATCTGCTTGTCCCGCTCCGTCTCACGGCAAGAGCCTCTTCTAGGCTTGGTCGTGTAGTTCGCTGTCATTCTTTGGCTTCTTCTATGGCGCCGATGATGAAGTCCTTGAGCTGGGTTTTCGCAAGAATCCCATCGGTATTTATACCTAGGAGCTCAGCTTCGTCATCGAACACGGCAAAGTTCGGAGTGCCGTCGCATTCGATCTGGTCGCAGAACGCCCAGTTGTCTGACGTAACGTCCCACTCACCAAACCCGATGGAGTAGTGAGGGTACTCTTCGGAGAGTTCGTTAGCGGCGTCGACCCACACCGGCTTCATGGTATTGCAGGCCACGCATCCTGGTTGTTGGAAGAAAACAACTCTGTACTTGAATTGTTGATCTGTCATAAGTTCTGTATACTTGCAAGTAATACGGTACGTATTATACCATATTGTAATGTCTATAGGTACTTTGTAGTACTTCCTGTGTAGCCTCGATTGGCTCCTACCATGCCTATATCGCTCGAGATCCTTCTGCTTCCTCCCTGGAAGAAAGGATCGTGGACTAGACGAGGCAGGCGCCCCCTGTCCCCTCCGTGAACAGTTCGGCCACCCATTATCTCATCTCTATAAACTGTGACGCCGTAGACAAAAGCGTCGACAAAGTCATCGTTCTTGATAAACGGGAAGGAGGTAAGCTCGGAGATCCTATCGGCCAGGTTGGGCAAGTTCTCGTAGAGGGACACCGCGCCATCCTCGATGATGGGGGCGATAGCATTGGCACGCAGCACCTTGTCTTTGTTTGGCACCAGCTCTTTGATGGAGATGTTAACAGTACGCTTCAGAGTCTGGATAAGCGGGACCCCCTGCGCCCGGCCCTCGATGTAAATGCACCGGATCTTCCACTGCTTAATGAGGTTGGGAAAGATCTTCTCCAGGTCCGGAAACTCCAGCCGCTCTAGTATGTAGTGGATGAGGTGAAGCTTGGTATGAGCCCTATCGTAGCCCCAGATGCATATTGCCGTGTAGTCGTTCATTCTATCCGCTTTGTACGCCGTGTCGATGGTGGCGTAGATGAAAGCGTACTTGCCTAGATTCTTGCCGTGGTAGTCGAACCACACCTCCTTAAAGATCGCGCCCTGCTCGCCCGCTGGCCTGCCCTGGTACAGGGAGTTGAAGTCGCGATCACCGATGGATTTCTTAACCGCTTCTAGGTTCTCAACGGGAAAGAACTCGGGCCAATGCGATTCCCCAAGCTTCCGCTCTAGAACATCATTGTCCTCGTCGACGCACAGAGCCGGAACGTTAAGCTCCCTCCAGCCCTCAGGGTCGGCCTTAAGCAACCGGCCGATCACATCATCGACGTGAAACCTCGTGCCCATGGAGATGATGGCGTGGTTGGGTAGGCCACGAGTGAGGAACTGGGCCTGAGTCCAGGCAAAGGTCGTCTCCATGATGGTGGCGGAGTTACCGTCCGCCAGAAGGTCGTCCAGAATGCCGACTCCTGGTAGGTCGTCGTCGCTGATCACTCCAAAACCGAAACCCGTCACGCTACCACCAGCCGAGGCGATCTTAATCAGCCCGCCATTGTTGTTGCGTATGGCACTCAGGTTGCACTTATCCCGATCGATCTCGCACTCCGGAAAGAGCCACTTGAACTGCTCGTGGGAGATGTACTCGATGACGGCACGCGAGTTCTCGTTTGTCAGCTGAAGAGCGTAGGAGCTCATGATAAACTGCGCTGTAGGACTCCGGCCCATCTGCCACGCTGGGAAGATTTTAGAGATGAGCAATGACTTTCCGGTGCGTGGAGGTAGGGAGAT